GTCTTGTGGCGCGCCGCGGCCTCCTTTTCCATGGCTGCCGCACCCATCTGCTGGAGCCATTGCAGCGTCCTGGCAGATTGCGCGCTCGGGTAGGCTTTGCCGGTGGGGTCGATGACTTCAAAGTCAACGAGCTCGCGGCCGTCGCCCATGTCCATGGTCTTCCAGCGGCCCTTGGAGCCTGCCGGGATGGTGATGCGACCACCCATCTTGTTGAACTGGTCCACGTTGGCCAGGTCGAACGTGGCGCCGGGATTTGACTTGACCCAGGCGACATCAGGCGCCGCGCCCAGGTTGTCATCGACAAACTGGCTGATGCCCTCGGCCTCCAGAGCCTTGGCGCGCCGGCTGCGAAAGTCCTGCATGTCGGTGCTGGTCTTCTCCAGCGCCATGGCGTCGCCCGTCTTGCCCTGATCCATCAGCACGCCCATCTGGCGGGCGATCTTGGCCTCTGGCTTGTTGTAGGCGTCAGCAGCGGCCTGTGCGGCGCCAGGCGCAACGACTTCGCCGGTGGCTTCGTTGCGGCCTCGGCTGCCATCTGAAGCGAAGGCCTGTTTGCCTACCATCACGGCGCTGGGGCCCATGCCGCCACCGGGATCCTTCTGGACGGGCTCGATGCCAGCCGATGCCGCCCGGAACTGCTTGGCCTCTTCGGCCTGGCGATCTCGTTCGTCAGCTTCTGCGCGCAGGCGCTTGCCTTCGTAGAACGCAGTGATCATGCTCATCACATCACTCCTTGGGCGGCCATGGTTGGGCGCTGCTTCTTGAGCTGCTTGACCTCCTTGGCCAGTTGTTGGGTGCCGGCCAGCAGCACACCGAACATGCTGGCGACATCAATCTGCTTGCCGCCAGGGGCAACGCTCTCGCCCATGTTCTTGCGCACGTCTTGCGCCATGGGGCCATCGTGTTTGGCGCCGCCCTCATCGGGCCCACCCTTGGCGGGGTCGTAGGACCAGCCCTCATCGACCGGCGTTTTGATGATGGCGCCCAGCGCCTTGGCTGGGCTCATGGGCTTGCCGGTATTGGTCTTGATGTCCTCGTCGGACATGAATGCTCCGGCACTAGAGGCAACTTCGTCAGCCAGCTTGAATCCAGCATTGATGTTCTGTCCGCGCGTCGCCAGATCCAGGTTTCCCGCCGCGCCATACAGCGAGCCCGCCGAGGCGTTGCCACCAATGGCCTGCTGAATGCCGCTTTGCACCTGGGTGGTGGCGTTTTGGCCGATGGTCACCGGCACCTGAGCGTTGGCCACGCCAGAGTTACCGGCGTTGAGCGCCACACCTGCGCTGGTGGCTTGGCTGCTGGCCAGGCCACGGCCCAGGCTGGCGGCGTCCATCTTTCGGGCCGTGCCCTGCAACTCGATGTTGTCCCTGGCATCGTTGGCAGCCGCTGCCGCTGCGGCAGCGCCTTGCACAGCCATCGTGCCCTCGGTGGCGATCATGTTGCCGCTGCCCACGTCGATGCCGCGTGATGCCAGGCGATCGCGCATCGCGGCGCGTGCGTTGTCAAGCTGCGTGTTGACGCCGGCCACCGCCTTGCCTGCGGCCTGTTCGCGCCGCTCGGGCGTGTCGTAGGCCTGGGCGTCGGCCACAATGCCCTGCTCCAGAGGCCTGAACGTGCTCTTGGAGTAGTCGTAGTAGTCCTTGGAGATGTCGGCGTTTTGCTGCGCGATCTCGTTTTGCTGGTTCGCCGTCTTCATGGCGATATCGATCGCAGCCTGGCGCGCTGGGGCCTCTTCTGCGTAGCGCTGCTGAGCCCAGGCCAGGGCCTCTTTGCTCAGATCAGCGTTGGACCGGGCTGCGTCGTTGATGCCACTCGTGTCTGGCCCGTCGCCAAACAACATATCTACTGCGCCTGACATGGCAACTCCTTGGCGCCGATGACGCCCATTTCCAGGTACTCGGGGAATTCACGCACCCAGCCGCGCCGACCGATGAACACCACGAGCGAGGAACCGGCCTCCTGCGCTGCGCGCTCGATCATGGTCACCAGAGGGCGGCAGTCGCCCAACTCGCCGGCCATGGCCAGGATGGATGTGCTCTTGTGGCCAGCCACACCCGTGTGGGCCAGCATGGCCGCCGACTGGCCGCACGTGATCAGCTTCCAGCGACCGCTGGCGTACTGATTGCGCACAAACTGCCAGTCGATCGGTGCGGGCGCCGCCACAGCAAACGCCTGCTTGAGGCCCGCCGCGTGGGGGCCCGCATCCTGGTCAAGATCAGGAATCGGAGTCGGCTTTGGTGTCATCACACCATCATCGGGATGGCCTGCGCCACTTCAACGTCAGCCGGACAGGGTGCACTTCTACCGCTTCTACGGATTCGATAGAACTGCTATGGCGGAGATAGCCTGCGGATCAGAATGTTGACGGCCGCGATGAGATCGTCCAGGGTCGCCGTAGGCGGCAACTCCTTGAGCGCCTCGGACTTGGGCGCCGCCCCGATCATCCTGTTGATGTTGACCGCCACAGCCTGCATGTGCTGGTTGACGGATGCCTCTGAGGACCTGCCTGGTTGGACTGGTGTGGCGCCGGACATGCTCAGCCCTCCGATTGCAGCAACTCACGCAGCGACGTCGAGACGGCAAAGCTGCGCACCGGGATGTTGCTGGAGATGCCGTAGCTATAGGCTCGCTCTTTGAACCCGCCCGGCAGGCGAAACGGCTCGTCGCTCGTGACTGCCTTGGTGTACAAGATGTCCCCAGCCTCATTGAGGATCGTGAAAACCACCTGCGCGACCGATGACACGTCGACTCTGCGCATGCGCGATCCGCCCACAACAATGGAGCCGATCGGACCACCACCCAGCGAGCCGCCAGCAAGCCATGGCGCACCCAAAATAGACTCGTTGTATGCCAGGTCGTCGGCAGATTGGCTGTAAAACGGGTCATTGAACGGCGCACTGATCCTGGCTACGGCCATGTTTGTCGGGCTGGACAGGGTCCACAGCTTGCTGACCCACGATCCGGTCATGAACGCGGCCTGGTCGCTCGCCCACACGTAAATGTTGGATCCCAGCGCAAAGTACAGCCGGCTATCGACCTTGGAAATGTGCAGGGCGTGCGCCTCGATGTCGACGTTCTCGATCGCATCCTTGCTGAAGATGTTGAATCTCAGCATCTTGATGGCGCCAGCGGTGTCCTGGTGCATCGCGATGTAGTAGCCGTCCTGGTAGGCGGCAACCAGGCTGGTAGGCGTAATCTGGTCCCACTCTTGCTGCCGGAAAACACCATCCGATAGCTTGGTGACGCCTGATGGCGTGGCGGCGTACCAGCCGTCCATGGATGGGAAAACGCACCCGCCGTCGACAATGGCCACACCTGTTTTGGCGATGCACTTGTTTGACCCGATGTTGTCAAACGAAACCGATGCCGGTGTCGGCGCGATGGCGTAGCGCACCACCTCGTCGGTCATTGCGATGACACCCATGCCGGCCACGGCCAGCGCAACCCCGTTGGCGGGCTGTGTGTAGCGAAGCGATACCGGGTAGGAGTGCGGCTTGTTCGCCTCAGAAAAGCACAGCTCGTTCTTGGACCACCCCACGTGGCATCCGTTTGGCAAGGCGACCAGGCTGTGCAGATCCTTTGGGGGCGTGTTGGCCTCCAGGTTGTCCAGCGTGATGGACAGGTTTGTCGATGCCTCGGTGTCGCTGTACGTCGTGGCAGCCGGGTCGGTGATGACCATGGCAGCGCTGCGCCGATACGTGGTGTCGGTGCCCGTGGTGCGATAGATGCAGCGCACCATGCCTGTTAGGTTGTGCCCGGCCACACGGTCCCAGGTGCCGCCACTGCCCGATGCTGTGACGCCAGCCAATGCGACGGTCACCTGGGTGCTGCCCACGCTGGCCAGTTTGTGCTTGCCGTCCAACTCAGCCACCGGCATGCCAGCAAAGACCAGTTCCTCACCAGCAAACAGGCCGAACGTGCTCGACATATCGATGGTGGCCACCCCTGAAGCCACTGCCACCGTGCTGACTGTGCCGGAGTTGGGCGGCGGCAGATCCAGACCTGACAAGGCCCAAGTGCCGGCGTCGTTGCCAGATGCCACCACGGCAGGGCTCGGCCCAGACTCTTCGCTCAGCGCAGTTTTGAAGGTGTAGACGTAGGAGCGCGTGACCGTCGTGCCACCACTGGGCGGCGTGATCGTGGCCGCAGTCTTGGGCGCGGTGACGCCCAGCACGAAAGACTGGAACGGGTACGGCCCTGGCCCTGAAATGCCATCTGCATAGGTGAACATGCGTGGTTCGCCGTCACCCGTGAAGTAGATACGCCCCAGCGAGTCCTGCGGTACCGGCGATCTGGCCACGTCGACAACCACCGGCCATGTCAGCCAGTACGTGCTGTCGCCAAACTGGTAGTGGTAGATCGTCTTGATGGACGATTCCAGCGAGGTGTACGACACCGATGGCTTGCGAAACGCCTCTACCAGGCCGCGCGATGTGTCGATGTTGATCGACTGGGAACCGTACTCTGGCGGCAGATTGGCGCGCTCGACACGCGGCGCCTCTGCTTTGAATGATGTGACGCGCAGCGTGGTCATGTCACCGCCACATGAAGATGTAGACGCCCCAGTTTTTGCCGCGTGTTTCTGGACCTGAGCCGATCGAGAAATTGATTGCCTTGTCACCCTGCCCGCCGCCGCCATCGGCCGGTACCGCGTAGCGGTTTCCAGTAGGGCCAACGGAGAACACACCAGACCCCAATGCACCGTCATCGGCCACGACTGACCCAGCCGAACCCACATGGGCCTTGATTTCGTCTTGCTGATACTTGATTGGGCTTCGCCCCACGTCCACACCAGTGCCGGTGTTATTCAGCGTCCGGAGGAAATAGCCAGGATCTGGCAATTTCATATAGGTCCCCACTGTATTGCGGGTTGTACTAGGATTCAAAGGGTCCGTGCATCGATAGAAGAAATCGCTGTCGGCAACCGCATTGCTTGCATCGCCGCAATACAGGTAAGCAAGGGACGAGTAAGTGGGCGACGTAATGTCAATGTGCTGACCAGTGACCAGGAACAGCGGCAGGCCCGCGTAACCAGTTGGCAGCGTGTCTTTTGGCATCGTGATGATCTGCCCAGGGATGCCCTTTGGCACAATCAGATTCCTGACCTGCAAAAACCTCGGCACGTCAGATTCATTGACCGCATCAGCACCAATTGAAATGCGACCATCATCAAGGGTCACAAATATATCCACGCCAGCCGCGTTTCTCAGTCGATGCGGAGTAGGCCCGTAGCCCTTTATGAACGTGGCGTTTCCAGACATAAGGTGCAGGCGATCATCTCCCGCACTGTCCTTGTGCCACACATCTACTGCGCGACCGATTTTCTCGGTATCTAGTTCGTCAATGGCCGCCTGCACGGTTGTGGCTGCAATACCGCCTGCCGGCGTGTTGGCAATGGCGGTTGCGGCATGTGCTCCAGAGCTCTGCCCTGGGTGAGCAATGCTCGATGCCAGGTCGGCAGCCGTCATGCGCAACTCGACAAGCGATCCAGCGTTGAATGCTCGCGCAGGAAACTTTGCCGAGTCCTCAGTGGCGCGGCCACCCGTGAACACATCCAGGATGGATTGCCCAACAGCGCGCTGCACCTTTACATACTCGATGTTGCCTGAGGTGTCTTGCAGGGCGACCTTGAAGAAGTCGACGCCTGTGGCCACGGGGAACAAACCCTGATCGGCTGGGTTGATGGACAGCTGGGTGGCCGTCGACGTGACAGACGCCACCAATGTGGATCGGGCTGCGTTGGCAAACAGTTGAGCCATGTTCGATCCTCAGAAGAAGTGCCCGCGCACGCGCATGGGCTGGCTGGAGTTACCGCGGGCCTTGTCGGCTTTGGCATTTGTGATCGCGTCCAGGAACCGCTCACGCTCTGTGCCTGACTTCGTCGGGTTGGAGTACGGCTTGTCCGCATGCGCGCAGATGCGCGCCACGGCGCCGTAGGCAATCTGACGCGAATAGGCGTCGTACAGCTCATCCAGCAACCCGGTGCTGGCCTTGGTGATGGACAGCGACACACGCGCCTTGAGCGCCAGATCAGCAGCCGGCGCATCTGGCCCGACTTGGATGGTTTTGAGGTCTGGCGTGCTGGCCTTGTAGGCCGCGCCCGTGTCACCGCCTCGCACGCCCTCGATGTACATCGGCAGGTTGTTCAGGGTCGCCTCGTGCAACTTGACGATGCGCGCGCCAGCGGGCAGCAGGGGCGTGTAGCTGGTCTGATCCAGGGCTGTCAGCATGGCCGGCGTCCAGTAGCGCCACACGAAGGCCTTTTCCAGGAACTCCTCGGCGGCGTTGCGGATCTCGTCCTCTGCCACCAGGTCCGGGCAACCCGGGCAGTGAGGCAGAACGTCCGGCAGGAATGTGTCCCACGGCTTCATTGGGTCACATCCTTTCTCTGGGTGGAGGCCTTCTCTGGCCTGGCGCTGAGCTCGGCGGCCGTGCGGCCCGTCAGCTGCTGCACCATCAGGGCGTACATGCTCTTGGACAGGGCGTCCATGGCGGCATCTTCGGAGTCGCGCAGGTACGCTCGGTGCACCAGGTATGAAACAAGGGGGCCCTTGTACATGTCGTCCAGGCTGATGACAGCCTCTTCGGTGGCCACTTCGGCGGGGGGCACGGAAACCAGCAGGCGAAGTGCCGCACCGCTTGACGCTGCTGGAGGCCACACCTCAAAGCGCATGGGGTCGCGCTCGTCGTATACCCACGCCTTGATCGTGGTGGATGCGGTATCCGATCGCCAGGCTGGCCGCTGGTCGTCCAGCGCATCGCGCTTGGTCAGCTTGCAAGCACGGCCGCTGACGTTGGCCTTGATGTCCATCAGCCGCAGGGCCTGGGTGGGCAGCGTCTGCAGGAACCCGGCAGCCAGCGTGTGATTGACCAGCGCCACGCTGGCGTCAGGACGGTACAGCAGGATCTCGCGCTGCCCGTCGTTGAGGTACTTCAGCAGGTCGGTGCGCGGCCAGCGCACACCGGCGTCATCGTGCAGCACCTCCACGGCGCTGTCGATGACCTGGCCTGCTGTGACCGTGGCCATGCTCAGTCATCCCCGTTGCTGGCGGCCTTGACGGCGTCCAGAACGGACTGGCGCAGGGCGTCGCCGCGCTTGCGCAGGTCGGCGCCGTCGAGTGCCTGAGCCTTGGCAAATGCCTTGACCTCTTCGTCACTCATTGAGCCCAGGTCGATGCGCGTGTCGCCGTTGATCAGCACAAACTTGCTGGCTTCTGCCTTGGGTTTGGTTGCTGCCGTGGTGGCCTTGCGAGGTGCAACTTCGTCGCCGTAGGGCTTGAAGGCGTCATCGATGGACAAAAAGCGATCAACGGCGGCGTCGTCATCGACATCGCACACAAAATGGCCGCGATCGTTCTTGGCGAACTTGTAGTGCGTGTCGTTGATTTCATGGGTGGATTCGCTCTTGCGGCGATAGGCCTGGATCAGCATGGCAATGGTCCTTCACTGGTGGGGGAAAGGTGGCGGCGAGATGGTGGGTCAAAAAGGGGCGGACCCGAGAGCCCGCCCAAACCCACCAAGGAACGCGGCCTCAGGCCTCCAGGTCGACAATGACCTTGCCGGACTTGCC